GGAAGATGAGGCGATATTCGTCCTTCATCGCGCGGAAAATGCGCTTGTAGATCGCGGTGAATACCTTGAGCCCCTGTTCGATCATGGCCATCGTGGTTGTGGCCGTCTGATTGCGCGGGCTGTCCCCGACAAGAATGTCCTGAACGCTGGCTACGTCTTTGCCAGCCTCAATCATCAGCCCCAACAGCTCGAACAGAACCTTGCTCGGGCCGGGATGCTCCATGTTGACGATGCCCTGGCGCAGATCAGGGCCGGCGGTTTGAACTACCTTGTATTCGCCGGGCTTGAACGTCACCACGCTCTTGCCCTTGCCAAGGTTCACGCCAGCACCGATGAACCCGCCGCCGCTGTTCTGGAGCGTGCCAGCGTCCATCATCTGGTTGATGGTGCTGTCGATTACGTCAGACAACGGCTCCAGCAGATGGCCGAAGCCGACGTCGTAAAACCCACCCTCCGGGTCGGGCACGAACGGGATCTTGACGAAATACTCGCGGCGCGGAATGCGGACGATTGCACCGGTGCGCGTGTTAGTGACGATCTCCTGCGGGTCGTAGCAAGCCGCGATGCGAAGCACGCGCTCAGTCTTTTCGTGAACCGTGACGATCCACGGTTCCGGAACGCCATCGTCGTCAAAGTCGAGGTAGCGGTGCTGCTCCAGCAGCGTGTGCGGTGCGTCTTCGTCCTCGTTCGACGTGTCAGCCTCGCCGCGGATGTCGATCGACAGGTACCGCCCTTCGCGCTGGCGCTCGGCAATCTCGTGCGGATAGAGCTGGAACACGTGCGTCGATCGCGGCACCGTTTTGAGCGACTTGGTGCTCTGGTTCACGACAAAATCGAACGCGCTTACGAGGTCATCGCGGTAGCCGCACGCCTGGCTCGAGTCTTCGTAGACCTTGCGGAAGGCACACCCGATGATCGGGATCTGATGCAGCGACGTGTCCACACTGGCTTCCCAGCCGTCCACCTCGTACAGCAGTTGATAGCTCATGTGCTGCGAAACGTTGTCCGCACTCTCGGCTTTGCTGCCGTCAAGATCCGCGCCCAGCACCTGCGTCTTGACCACGCGCGGGCCGTCGCAGATGGCGGGGTAGGCTCGAGCGGCAAACTGAAGCGCGGCAGTCGTCAGCAGCGGATATTTGACGTTGGACGCATTTGCCCACGGGAACGTCTTGGCCTCTTTCTTCTGCCGGGCAAGGTCCATGGCGCGCTTGGCGCGGTCTTCCCATTCCTTGCGGCTCGCCCGATCGACACCGTACTCGCGCACGACCTTGGCGCCGATCTTGCTCAGCTCGGTTTCGTCCAACTCGTCGGCGGCATTGGTCATGCCGGCCAGATTGGCCAAACGTTCCACGCGCGCCTGCATCGCTGCGGCGATTGGGGACGGCTGAGCCATCATCGGCATGGGAAAAACGTTTGATTGAGCAAGCATAGCGTCAGGAAGCATCCTGCGCGCGCCTCCATTGAGCTTCCTCAGCAAGTTTCAACGCGGTCGGGTCAACATACCTGCCAGCTTCGGCTTCCATGCCGGCGGCCAAAATGGTCAGCGCCCTAGCTACTTCATTCACGAACTGAACGTCGTAAAGCCGATCCGCCGCTTGTTCGGTTACGAGCGCGCGGGCGGTAGGAACGAAAATTTTGGCGGGCTCTCTAAACTCGTCGAGCATCAATATCCCGTGCTGTTCGACGTGCGGCGGCGGTCGCGCGCGTCGTCTTCATCGTGCTCCGGCGGGGCAGACGCCATGCGCATTCCCGACATGACGAGATAGCGCGTGGCGTCCATGAGGTGGTCGTTCTCTTTCACGATCTTGCCGTTCTCGTCGCGGCGGTAAATGCGGAACTCAGCAAGCCAGTTGCGGCACGTCTTGAACACCTTGAGCCGACCCGCGACCATGCGCTGATAGCAGGCGTGAATGCCGGCCTCGACAGCATTGTCCGCATCGATCAAGTTGAGGCCCTGAGCCCCGTATTCCTCGCGCAGCTTGCGCCCGTCGAGCTGGCTCGAGCCTGCCGAAGCGGGATCTATTGCGCCCCAGATCCAATCCCCTCGCGTTCGTATCCCCGAGGCATGCACAGCAGGAGCGGCCTGGCCCATGTAGTGCTCGCTGTAGAGGTAGACGCAATCACTCTCCCGGTCCCAAGCGCCCCAGATCGCTGCAGTTCGGTTCCATCCAACGTCAAGCCCGTAAGCTCTCGGCCACCATGTCGGCAAGTCGAACGCATCAACGAGAATTGTGTCCTCTGGGACCGGGTAGATCGCGCCAGCGCCCAAAACGGGAATGCCCTTTGTGCGAGCGTCCCGCATGTGAGGCTCCATCGCCTCTAGCAGTTCCTGCTTGGTCTTGGCCGACAGGTGGGGAACGTCGTCCCACGTGGCCTGGATGCAGATGCGGGAAATTCTATTCCTCGTGTGTTGGTGTCAGGCCGGGGATTTTTAATACCCGCCGGAACGGTTTTCTATTGAGGTGCCAGTTCAGGCAAGAACCGAAGCGCGACCTTCGACAGACCAAGCAGCGGCGTGAACGTGCAGAGCATCAACCCGTTGTCTTCGCCCGGCACCGTTGCAGTCAGGCGAAGCATCGCCTCCTCGTACACGTCGATCGGCGGTTCTTCGTCCAGCCAGACTAAGTGCTTGAGCGTTCCCTGGAACGTGCGCCGGCCCTGATCGTAACTTTTGAACCCCAAGCTACTGAGGCCACCACTTTTGTGCTTGACCGCGACCGTATCGATACCGCCGGGCACGCCCTGCATGGGCGTGGGCTTGCCGACAATGCAGTCTCCAGGGATCAACCCCGTTCCGATCTCGCCGGAACCCGCATCGCCCCCGACACCAAGCAGCGACATTTGCACGATGTCTCGAGTTGTCGTCCGCGTGTCGCCGGCCACCCATGCCGAGATTGGCGCCTCAAACCTGCGGCCCTGCCACCACTCAGGATAAAGCCCCGTCAGGTGAAGCGCTGTCTCGTACCCGCCGACACCCCAGGTCTTGCCCACGCGGTTCGCTGCCATCATACAGCGCTCCATGTGGTGAGCACCCTCGCGGAAAAAGCTTAAGTGCTTGGGGTACAGTTCCCGCCGCAACGGGCCGTCGTCGGGGTACATTCCGAACAGCTTACGCCGCCTCTTCCGGCGCTCTTTCTCCTCCAGCAGTTCCAGCAGCAGCCGCTTTTCTGAGGATGTCAGCGATGCGAGTGTCGAGCTGTTCATCATTCAGCTTCATGACGACCGAGCCGCCAAGGTCGAGGCTGTCGCCGTAGTCCTTTCGGTTGAGCTTTGAGGCGTACCACTTGCGTGCGTCGATCCGAACTCGAGCCCGGTTCGGGTCTTCTTCCGTGTCCGCGATCTTGATCACGTCTTCGGCGGTGAGATGCGTTTGCTCCTCACGCGCGCGTGCGTACATCTCCGCGAACTCAGGAACCGTCGAGCGCCATTTGTAGACGCTGGATTCTGACGGCATGCCAGGAAGCGCGCAAATATCGCGCAGGCTCATGACATTACCATCTGCCTTGCGCTCCAGCATCATGGCGCAGATCTGCTGCGCTTTGTCTGTCGTGTACTCAGACGGACGACCCATCAGGCGGCCTTTGTATTGGGCTGATCCAGAGCCTTACGGATAGCCGCCCACACTTCGCGGTTGTCCGCGATGGTGCGAATGACGGTCGATCCGGCGGCTGACGGTGTTTCACGTGCAACATTAGCCGGCGCGACTGGCGGCGCGGTGTCGTTGGCCGGGGTAATGTCGTCCTCTGGGCGGCGGCCCATGCGACAAGCAAGGGTGAGAGCTGCGGGGGGAACGATCGTGGCGAGCAGCGCGATGAACACGCCGATGGCCATTTTAACACCGTCGAGCGAGCCAGCGTCGGGGGTGAGGCTCATCGTGTAGAGCTTGGCGAATGCCGTCGTCTGAGCAACCACAGCGGAGTGGCCGTTTTCGGACTTTGCGGCTGTGGCCACCTTGTCGCGCTGGCGATCGATGATGGCGCGAGCGGCTTCGATACGGTCGGTAAGGTCTTTGCGCTCCTCCATGCCAGCAATGCGCGATTGCAAAGCGGCTCGGCGGTCACAGAACGCGCGGCTTTCGGGGATCGTGACGTTGGCGCACTGGCGCGAGCGAGCAAAGATGCGGTCGCCCTCCATCGCGGCGAGATCAGCCCGCAGGCCGTCAGCGGTCACGGTCGGCATCCAGGCGTTGCGCTTCTCGAGGTCGGCAAGGCGCTGCTGCCAGCGGGTCAGGGATGCCTTAGCCTCGGCCAGGCTTTCCCCCTGTTCCCGCAGCGCCACCGTCTGGTGGATGGCAGTGCTGACATTGCCGTCACGCTGCCCGAACGTGTAGCCGAGGTGGCTAAAAAACTCCCCAAAGATCAACAACGGGGCGAGCACGTAGGTGCAGCCTTTGGCCGTGGAGCGCCAGCCATTGGCGGCGATCACGTCTCGGACGGGCAGCACGAGCGCAGCGAGAACAGCAACCAGCACAAGGAACACCCCGTGCTCGAAGCTCATTTCCGCGCCGAATTTGTACGCCATGCGCGCGCCGAACAGCAGGCCCACGCCTGCGACGATGTAGAGGCCGAGCTGAACGTACCGGTCGGAGACGGGAAGCGAGTGCATGGTGTGATGCTCCGGTAGAGACGCAGAGCACTAATTCGGTCGCAGGTCGCGCGGGCGATGGCTCGAGGTGATCTCGGACAGCGCAGCGTGCAGCGCGTCGATGATGGCCTCGGTCGAACCAAACGCCCGGACGATGACGGTGTGCTCTCCTGCCGTGATGACGAGCGCGGCCTCGGTGTCGTCGTCCACAGAGTCGTCGAGCGCTTGCACGAGGCGCGTGAAGTCCAGCATCAGAAGCGCCACCGCAGACCGGCGCGCGTGGTCACGTCGTCAACGGTCGCGTCACCCACTTTCGCGGCGGCCGTAGTGGCTTCACCAAACAGGGATAGCCCCTTGATGGCACCCACAGTGGTTTCAGCACCCGCGCCGATGATGAACTGACCGGCGCGGCGGTCAAATTTGAACTCCGGCGTTGCCCATCCAGCCAGGCCATAAACGGCCAAGTGGGGGTTGAGATTGTAACCGATGCGCCCGCTGACAACGGCAGCGCTGGAGTCTCCGAGGTCGGCCCGAATGGCGGCGCCGACAAATACGTGGGCGTTAAGCGTGAGGTCACAGCCCCCGCCGACACTGCCCTGTGCGTGGCGATCCCCGGCCGCCAGAAACGTCCCGGCAAGCCCGGCCTCCACATAACAGCGGCTCAAACCGTCCGCAGTTGCCGGGGTGGCAACGATTGCCAGAGCGGCGGCAAGCATCGGCAATTTCCGCATGTTGTCCTCCGCTGGGT